CTGAGGTTCTACTCTTATTCATTAGAGTTTCTTTGTGTACCTCAAAATGTACGCACACTTTATTAATAATACTTTGAACATCAGATGGTTTAGGTTTTGTAATCTTGTAACCAATAATCTTTTTTAAATTACTGTCTTGTATCTTTTCTTTTTGCAAGACGTTAGCAGCATATAAAAATCCTTCCGAGAACCCTACCTCATATAATCTTTCTTCTTGGCTCGTAAGAAGGTAAAATGCTTTCTTAACTTTGTATATAAAATTATTTTGATCTAAGTGTTTTATGTGTTTATTATAATGTGTGCTTACATTTATGGTCATAAATCCCCTACAGTTTTTTTGTTTTTTTTATCAATGTAAACTAATGACTATTTAGCTGTCATTAATTTTTCTTTTGTCTGCTCGATTTGCCAAATCAAATTAAAAGAGTCTTGTTGCTTTTGCTCAACTTTTTTCTTGGCTTCCAAGTATTCCTTATGAGCTTTCGCTTGAAGGTCCTTGAGTTCTTGCAGACGAGATTTTATCTCTTCCATCTTTCTCCTTTTTTACTTTTGTAAAATCTACCTTTAAATTTTCGATCTTACATTCTACATACTCACCCTGTGCGTTGGGATCTGCAGCTTTCTCCACGTCATCAAATCTTTCAACTAATTGAAAACTAGCTTCGCCAGATTTAATTCTTAAATATTTAGTCATTTTTATCTCTTTTGTCTATATCTTTTTTGTGTAGATTAAATGTCATGTCATTGTAAATAGATAGGTCATGGTAGTTATCTGCCTTATAACCCTTGGTAGTTCTAAACAATTTAAGTGTCATCATGATTTGTCCTACTTGATATGGTCTTAGTTTTTTCTTTAAGTTACCTGCTAATATTAAAGTAAATAGGTCAGCAAGTATAGTAAAATTGTATTGGTAATCCCCATAATCTTTTTGACGATCACTAACTATTTTCTTTTTAATCTCTTTGTCTATGTCTGTTATCTTCATATCCAATCTATTGTAGGTTTACCTTCAAATCCTTTTTCCCATACATACCAACCAAAAGCTAACATTCCACCTCCATGAGTTTTATTACCATTGTTAGGATTAATAAAAGTTATTCTTCTTGAAAAAATATATATATTTTTTATTGGTGTTTCTTGAAACATTTTTTGTCTAGCAACACCCTCTAAAAAAGTTATCCTACATAAAAAAGCAACTTTATAATTTACAGATTCTAATGCTTTATAAACAAATGGTAGAGATAATTTAAAAGGTGGGTTTGTTATTATGTTATCATATTTTTTATTACTATCTAAAAAATCTATTCCAACATCTCCATAATTTCTGTCAATTAAATCTGAGCTATAAACATCATAACCTTTATCAAGTAGTATTTTAGATATAGCACCATCTCCACAAGCACATTCCCAAATAGAACCTTTAAAAGATTCTTTTTCTAAAAAGGGTAATATTCCAGATGGTGGTGTTGGATAAAAATCATTTTCTTCTCTAGTTTTTGTAAGATCATGTCCTGCCAATCTAAATTTAGTTTTAGATTCTGATTGACTTTTTGCTAAAGATTTATCTGCGTTACTCATATTTTTTTTTAAAGGTATGGCAAGGAAAAAACAATTAAGGGAGCTTTAGCAAAGAAAGGGAAAGATGCTAATATGATTAACCCAAAAAAACCTCGCCACACCATTGAACTACAATTCTAAATTAGTAGTTGTAGTTAGTTTTATTATATGCTGATCCTTGACCTTTTGCAAACCTGTTATTGTTAGGTGCATAAGATTGCTGCTGTCCGCTAGGCTTGGCAGCTGATGAACCAGTATTCGATGGTGTAAGGACTACATTGATAATGCCTGTGGGATTACCTTGCTCATCCATGTCATCAAATCCTGCTTGGTTGTACCAACTCTCTCCAATTTTTACACCTATTCTCCAGGTTTTACCCTCTGGTGATTTTGGATTAATCGGTGCAACAAAACTTGGTCTGTTGTCTCCTGCTTGTTTGTCTTGGTTATGTGTAAGTTTTATATATATCTTATCACTCATTGTGTAACTCCTTGTTGGTTTAGTTTAGTCTCATGAGTTTCATATAGATCAGTTATCTGTCTATAAACTCTGAGATTATTGTTAGGATCAAATAGTTTAGAATTACGTTTTCTAAATTCTCTTAAAACATAAATATTATCAATTTTTTTTATGATTTCTCCTATTTGATTCATATCAATGTCCATATCGACATTGGCATGAGCTGTACCACTTGGTTTTTGTTGTGGAATTTTATTGGTAGGTTTAGGTTCTTCAAAAGGTTTTGCCTTGTAACCATCATCATTATCTAAACCTGTTTTTAAATTAAGTGCATTTAAAAAAGCATACTTCTTAGCATAAGACATACCATTACCTGTACCAAACTTATCTAAGTTTCCCATAGCACTACATCCTTCAATATCTACATGACTTGTAGGATCTTCGATGTCATGTATTCTCATTGAACAAGTAACCATGATAAAAGTTTCTTTAACATAGTTAGTGTAAGTACAGATAGGATACAATCCATTGTTTAGTAATGACTCCATTGCCACCTTCTGGACCTCATCGTGCTGCAAAGGATTGAAGTGCATACCAGGAACTTTCTTTCCTTTTGCTACACCTCCTGCTTCACAAGCAGCTTTATGTAATTTTTGATATATATTTAGTTTCATGCGTTTAATCCCCATAGTTTTTTGATTTGTTTTTTTTGATCGTCTATTAAATCCCTATAATAAAAAGGGTGATTTAATTCTGGTGGTTCTGCAAAGTGTGCTAACTTCTCTAAGCTACCTTCACAGAAAACAATTAACTCTTCCCATGACTTTAGCCTTTGGGTCATAAGATGATATTGTTCTTTTAAATAATCTGGTCTCAACATATCGTGTCCATCATCAAATATTCTGTATTCATTTTCATTTACATAAAACAAAAAAGGTTTCTTTTGTGTGCAATGATAGTAGAACGCAACTTGAGAAACGTGCATTGGGTCTGGATCGTTAGGTAGCTGCGTTGTTGCCATGTAGTATTCATCTTTACCTCTACGTTTTTTAATACTAACTGGTTTAGTCTTAGCTTCTCCTATGATGTCATTGCTTTCATAATCTATACGACCAATAATATCATGGATCATATCTTTGTCTTTGTTTGACACATATCTTTCAGCAACTAATTTTGCATCACCAAATATTTCTTTGACACATTTTTTCATGTTCTCGATTGTTGGATGTGCGTAACTAATCATCATCTCTCTTGCAAGTTTATCCTTGCTATCTACTGGTGGACTATCTTTATCTATTGCATCTAATTCTTGTTGGAATACTTCGTCATAGTTTTTATTTTCTAAGGTAATCTTTTTTTCACCTTGAAATAAAACTTCACACAATAATCTTTGAGCTGTGTTGTTGACCAGGTTTCCAAAGGGTGCTTTGTATCTTATCTTAAAAGTTCTTCTTAACTTTTGTGGTAAAGAATAATTACAAATTAATCTTGTAAAGTTTTGGCTTGAAGATGGAGACCAATGATCTAATCCTTCGCCACCATTAAAATTAATAAAATGTTTTTTTAGTGTTTCTTTTAAAATCATATTTCCTTTCGTTTTTTTTAAATATTTATACAGATAAATTTTTGCTTGTCAAACTGTTTATATGCTATATATACAACCTAAAAGGATAAAAAACAAAGGAGAAATATGAAGCTCAGCGAGTATAGAAAAAAAGAAAAAATATCTCACTACGAATTTGGTAGAAGATTAAACTTAACAGGAATTAATCCTGCCACAAACGTGCAACGATGGTGTTTAGAGTCTAAGGAAAAAAGATTTCCTAAACCAAACATGGTTAAAAAAATTTTAGAAGTAACTGAAGGTAAAGTAACTTTACAAGATTTATATCAAGCATGGTGGGATTATGAAGAAAGTAAATAAGTTTCCATACAAAAGAGTTAAAATTTATTGGGTTGATATTGTATCTAACTCTGAGTGGATGAGTTTAGATAAAGCAAAAGATCAAGTCTATTCTTGGTGTGAAGATACAGGTTATTTATTATATAAGGACCAAAAGAGACTTATCATATTTGCATCGCATAGTTTTGACGATGATGGAACATTAACAGTTGGCAACACTACAGTATATCCAAGATCAGTAGTTAAAAAAATAGAGGTATTAAAATGATTGATAAAGATAGAAGTAAAAGTTTAACAATAATAAGTTTAGGTGCTGGTGTTCAAAGTTCAGCAATGGCAATCATGTCAGCTAAAGGAGATTTTCCTCCTGTTGATTGTGCAATTTTTGCAGATACAGGTTATGAACCTAAAGCTGTCTATACTTAC